GCAAAGGTATCTACTATCCGCTTGCAAGTTGGCGAGCGGATAGAAACCTTCGGGGCAGAACACGCAGAAAGGTTGCTTCGGATGCCTAACAACGGAGGATGGAAAATAGCAGACGATGAAAAAGTAGAATTGACGGAAAATGGTTTTCGACCTATCAAACATAAAAAAGGAGATTCTTCAGCCGAGCAAAAGGGATGCGATACAGAAGGCGGTAGCGCAGCAAGAGTGGATTAAAATGCACACAGACACCAATCTTGACTTCGTGAACACCCTTCCGTTCCGCAAGTTCCTTCTGTTCGTCAAAAGTCAGTTGCCCGAGGATAAGTACCTCACGGCAATTAACAACTTGAAGTTCCCCCTTCCGACAAATGCCATCACGAAAAGTATCTTCGTGAAGTTGTCGAAATTGTTTGATGGACGAAACCCTGCATTCAACTACCAGTTCCACAATACCCAAGAGAGGGATGATTGGGAATGGTATCGTCAAGAGGTCTTGGACGAGCCTAATCTTTGGTCGCAGAAGGCTTGGAGATTCTTCCAAACGGAAATCAACTGCGTTATGGTGGTTGATATGCCTATGGACACAGACCCTACCGACAGATACCCCCAACCTTATTCCTATTTCGTGCCGATAAGCGAGGTTATCTCCTATTCGGTCAACGAAAAGACAAAATGTATGGACTGGATAATCTTCAAGAACGATAAAAGGGTTATCGTGATTGACGGAGAATCCTACCGCACCTTCGATTGGGACGGGGTGAAACTGGGAGCGATGCTTTCCGACAATCCTCACGGCTTGGGTTACTGCCCTGCCAAGTTCCTTTGGAACGAGCCACTTTCCCTTTCTCAACCCGACATCAAGGAAAGTCCGTTGAGCAAGAAACTCTCCGCACTTGACTGGTACTTGTTCAAGACCTTGGGCGTAAAGCACTTGGACACCTATGCAAGTTACCCTATTTATAGTGCCTATGAGGAGGAATGCGACTATGTGGACAAGGATGGAAATGCTTGCCATAAGGGGCACTTGCAGACGCCCGATGGCTCATACTTGACGGATGTAGCAGGCAACCTCGTGGTTTGTCCGCTCTGTCACGGCAAGAAGCAGTTGGCAGGAGCAGGCTCATTTATCACTGTTCCGATACCGCAGGATGGTCAGCCCGACTTGAGAAAGCCCGTTGATATTACCACCATAGACAAGCAGAGCCTTGACTATAATGTTGGCGAACTGGAGAGATTGGAGAAGGATATTATCAGTTCTTGTGTAGGAGTTGATAACACCATCATCAATGAAACCTCCCTTGCCGACAAGCAGGTGGATGCCACTTACGAAAGTAAGGACACGGTGCTCAATAGAATCAAGAAAGGCTTTGAGGAGGCGCAGGAATGGCACGATGCCACTTGTTGCCGACTTCGCTACGGCTCTGCATTCATCAGTGCAGGAGTGAACTACGGAAACGAGTTCTACACCCTTACCCCCGAGGTGCTTCGCAAGAGGTACAACGAGGCAAAGGAAGGTGGAGCGAGCGAAGCCGAACTGGATGCACTCCGTACCCAGTTGCTTGAAACGCAGTACCGACACAACCCTACCCAGTTGCAGAGAATGATTATCTTGAACGACCTTGAGCCTTTGCGCCACAAGAGTTTCGATGAGGTTGAAACCCTCCGAAAAGAAGGTCTTGTTCCGCAGGAGGTAGCAATCCTCAAGAGCGACTTCTCCGCATTTGTGAGTAGGTTTGAAAGAGAAAATGATAATATCTTGGAGTTTGGGGTGAACATCCCCTACTCGGAGAAAATAAACAACATCTATAACACACTATTAAGTTATGCAAAACAACGAGCAGTCCCTTCTCTTAACTCATAGAGAAAACTACATTGTTCCAAAGGGGCAGGAACAGACCGTCCATTGCAAGATTGCAAAACTGGATTCTAACGGCAACTTTCTTGAGAGTGTTCGCCTTGTTCATTTCGGCTTGAAGAAGTTTGAAACGACCATCAAAGACAACCTCGAAACGATGGGTTACACCGTTGAAATCCTCCATCATCCGATGGGCAAGTACTCCAACTCTGTTATCAAGAGCAAGGATGTAGAGATTAAGGTCAAGGATGCAGAGATTAAGGCACTCAAGGCTGAACTCGAAGCCAAGGACAACTCCAAGGAGATGGCAGCAAAGGATGCAGAGATTGCAGCACTTCGCAAGGCACTCGCAGAGGCAAAGAAGAACAAGGGTGGCAGACCGAAAAAGGAGGAGTAAACTATGCTGAACAAGGAAACACTCATTGCTAATGAGGCTCTTAAGGGCTTGACCGAAGAACAGATTGACGCAATCGTCACTCTGTCCGAGAATGACGAGGCAACAGTCCTCGGAACAAAGTTCGGTGAGGTCTATCGGCAGATGGATTCTTCCATTGAGAAAGCCACTGGCATCAAGAGGATAGGGGATGAAAAGACCTATCTCTATCTTGAAAGGGCAGCAAAGGAATACGCAGACAAGTTTGCGGATTACGATGCTCTCAAAACGAAAATCACTGACCTTGAGGCACAGATTGCCAAGGGCGGTGACGATGCACTGAAAGCGGAACTTGAGAACGTAAAGAAGGAACTTTCAGCAACGAAAGACCAGTTCAACACTCTCAAGGCTTCGTTTGATACGGAGAAAGCCAATTATGCAAAGGCACTCTCCGACTACAAGATTGAAAGCGAACTTGCCCGAGCAAGGGAGGGTATCAAGCTGAAGGCAGGCTTCAATGAAGCCGTACTCAACACCCTCATAGCGCAGGCAACCGCCAACATCAAGGCAAAGAATCCTTCGTTTGAGGACAAGGATGGAAAAGAAAGGCTAATTTTCCACGATGAGAATGGTGCTCCGCTCAACAACGCAGAGAACAAACTCAATCCTTTCACTGCGAGGGAACTTTACATAAAGGAATTTGAGGCGATGGACATTCTCGAAAAGACCCCTGCAAAGGGTGCAGGCGGAAAGCAGACCGTTGTGACTACTGGAGCGCACCTCGGAGCGACCACAAAGGAGGAGGCAACCAACATCATCAACAAGACACTTTTCGATATGGGTATTTCAAAGACCGACCTCCGCTTCCAAGCAGAGTTCGATAAACTTTGGAACGAGAATGACATTGATTCACTTCCTCTATCAAAGTAGGCTAAAGGGGTAAGCCATACAAGAAAAAGCAACAACCAAACAAACCAAAAAACAAAAAAGTTATGAGTTTAGTAGCAACAGTACTCAACGAGATTCGCATTAAGAATGAGAAACTCGACAAGAACGAACATCGCTTGAGCGAGTATGGCGCACTTGACTTCTTTGTTCAGCAGAGCAAGTCAAATCCCCTCCTCACAAGCGAAATGAAGGCGCAGGCTATCCGCAGCGCAGGTAAGACCCTTAAGATGCCCGTTATCAACTATGACGGTAACATTACAGTTTCCAACGTAAGGTCTTGCTCCGTGCAGGATGCAGAGAACACCTCCGCACTTGTAGGTGTAACCTTCGCCACCTATGCCGTAGGTTTCACCGTAGTGCCTGCGATGTACTCCAACAACGAGATTGACAAACAGAACGACATCACCAAGAAGTACCTCAAGTGTGCCCGTGTTCTCGGTGCAGCCCTTGATGGTGCAGCCCTTACTGCACTTGATGCAGCCAAGACGCAGGTGTTTGCCGACAAACTCATCTACACCGAAGCATTAGGTGGCGATGTGATTGATGTTCCTTGGGCAAGCCGTGAGGACATTCTCTCCGACATTGAGCCTATGATGAACGCAAACGACTACTATGGTCGTGTTCACATCATCGGCAACAACGGAGTTCGCTCTCTCCTCAATAAACTTGCAGAAAAGGGTACTTACAACATCGTTGACAAGAGCCTTGAGTGGGCAGGCAAGGAGTTCCACTTCACCAACCGCCTCGCAAATGAGGATGGCAAGTACGCCACCTTCTATGCCGTTGAGGACGGAAATGTGGATATTCTGTTCCGCTATGACAGAGAGGCAGTTCTCGGAACTACCACCAAGGTCGGACACGAGTGGGACATCGTTACGATGCCTTACATCGGAATCCCCGTTGGTGTTCACTACTACGAGAGTGTGGGAGACCAGAGCGCAATCGCAGGGGATGCCACCGCAGACCTCACTTGCGCCAAGAAGGAATACTACGGATTCTCCGTTGATGTTGCCTTCGTGACCGCATACAACTCTGCCATCGCAACCAAGGCTAATCCTATCATCGCAGTCGAGATTGCCAAGGGTGACACCTACGCAAATCCCGTTGTTGTGGTGAATAGCGAGAGCAATCCCGTAAACACCAAGGAGGTCGCATCCGAGTAGTCAATTCCCTTCCCCGAAAGGGGAGGGGATGTATAACCATTAAAGAGAAAGAATTATGGCAGCACCTACTAAAGAAAGTGTAACCGCAGCCATCGCAAAGTTCGTGACTGCGCAGGGCAATCAAGCAGGGCTTGAGGGTCTTGACCAAATCTTGAAGGACATTCTCACTCTTATTCCCGATGCGGAATAAGGTGGAATAAACTAACGAATTAGGGGGTGGAGGGATTGACTGTCACCCCCTTTTTATTATCTTTGTCGCATTATGTATAGATTGAGAGAAATAATAGAAAAGTTTTCATCCTTGGTAGGATGGAAAGACACAGATACCCTTTCGCAGTCCGAAAGTGGGCTTTACTTCCAAGAGGCTCACCCTCTCTTGACACTCCGAGCAATGAGGGGCATAATGCCCAAAGACTTGCTCTCTCGCTACCCTCTGTACGAGATGGGTACGGAGTATGCAAAGGGAGTAAAGGTGCAGTCCAATGGGAAGTGTTACAGAAGCCTTGTGGACAACAACACCGCAGAACTGACAGACACCGCAAGTTGGAGGGAATATGACCTCCTTGAAGATTATCTCGCAGCCCTTACCGAAACTGGCATCAAGAAGGTACTTGCCCGATTCATCGGAGAGAAGGTCAAGGGTATGGAAACGAGAAACCTCGTGGACAGAAGGACACTCTTTGACGGAGCAGGCAGGAAGGAAGGCAGGAATCCTAACACTGGAAGGCTTGTCGGGTTTGAGTTCAATCCCATAAGAGCCAATGGAATCACCACCACACTCAACAAAGTTGGTATGCAGTTCACTGGCAATGTAGGCACGGTGAAACTCTACCTTTTCCATTCTTCGCAGAGCGAGCCAATCGCCACCAAGGAAGTAGAATATACCTCCGAGAAGGGTAGTTTTATGTGGTTTGACCTTGAGGAATGGGTTATGCCTTATGTCAATGATACCATCAATGCAGGTGGCAGTTGGTATGTAGTCTATGACGAGGAGGAATTGCCCGACTATATGCAGAGCATCAACTTCGGCAAGGACTGGAGCAGAGAGCCTTGTGGCACTTGCAACAAGGGAGATATTCAGTTGTACCGCCTTATGCTCAAATATCTCACCATTTCGCCTTTCTATGTCGCTATGAGCGATTGGAACGGAGAACTTTGGGACATTGAGGACAATGTTTACACCTACGGCAACAACTACGGCTTGAACTTTATGGTCACTATGGCTTGCGATGTGACGGATGCCATCCTTGCGGAGAGTTTCAATTTTGCAACTGCCATTCAGTTGCAGGTCGCTACGGAGGCTTTGAGGGCATTGGCACTCAATCCAGAGGTCGCAGTGAACAGAGTGCAGGCGAATGCCGATAGGGACAACATTCTGTTTGAGTTGAGCGGTAACGGGCAGGGAATCAAAGGGCTTAACGGAGAACTGGAGAGAGCCTACAAGGTGCTTGAGATAGACACCAAGGGGCTTGACCCGATTTGTATGGGATGCCACAACAAAGGAGTTCACTACGGCTCAATATGACACTGAAAGAGTTACATAGCAAGTTGCAAGACCTCACCCTCGGTGACTTGGGTGAGGATTTGTACGGCTATCTCCAAAAGTTTTTCTCTATGCAGGAAACCAAGGAGAGGATGCTATGGCTCAATCAGCACCAAAACTACGACCAACAAGTATGGAGGGACGGGACACCCAAACCGACCTACGCACCTTCGACACTGGAGAAGCGAGAGGCTTGGGGCTTCTTCATTCCCTCATCCAAGAGATATGTCGCACACGAAACGGGGGAACTGTTCCGTTCTATGGGAGTGTTGGTTACTCCCGATTCCGTTGCGATAGTCTGTACTACGGATTCTTCCATTGCGGAAGATATTGACTTTATGGAGGGAACGAGCCAAGTGTGGGGCATCGAAGGCGATACCCACATTGAGGATTACTTCGACCTCTATGACCCCGAAGGCAACACCCTCGGCTTGACGGAGGAGAGTTTTGAAACATTGAGGGACGATATGGTAAATTCAGTATTGACACAACTAAAAGCATACATAAATGGATAGAGTTCAGCACAAGACTAACCCCAAACTCTTTGACAAGGAGGTTTTGAAGATACAGAAAGCACTTGCGGATGCGTTTCCTTGGTTAGACCATTGTTTTGGCATTTGTGAAACCCTCACAGAAGTCAAGAAGGGCAGGAAATACACAACCCCTAATATCTATGATGGCAGAGGGCAGTACACACAGATTATGCCCTGCGAGGAACTGGGCAACTTCTCATTCTTCACCCTGCGTGACCCTCAAGAAATGGGCAAAGGCTCAAATCTCGTAAAAAGTCCTTTTTCGCTCATTATATGGTATGATACGAGGAAAGTATCACTTCCCACCGATGAGCGCAATACAGAGGAAATAAAGGGGCAAATACTGGGTGTTTTGAATCAACTCCGATTCCCGACACTCCAAATCAACCGAATTTACGAGAAACCGCAGAATGTTTTTGCGGATTTCTCCTACGAACATACCAACAATCAGTTCTTAATGTCCCCATTCGCAGGATTGAGGATTGACGGAATGATTGAAGCGAGAATACCTTGCATAACAAAAACAACATCACTATGACTTATATTTGTCCACAAACCATTCCTGCAATCCCTAACCTCAAATGCAAGGTTAATTATGGGCAAGTGCAGAAGATTGCCTTTCAGCGAATAGGCAATGAGTTTTCATCCCTTAATCCTATCCAAGACAAGGCTTCTTGGACGAGATTCCTTTCAGCGATAGATGAAACCAAACTCGTGATTACCCCCTATGTGGAAGCCCCAATATCGGAAGGAGGGGACGAGCGCACCTTCGGCAGTGGTAACCAAGTCCTTGACGGGATAGAGATTATCATGGGCATAAACCCAGTCAAGATGTCCTTTGCATTGAGGCACTATCCGCAGGATATTATCTCCGCTCTCAAGGTGCTCACAAGGGTTAAAGACCTTGGGGTTTACTTCTTCAACGGCAACGGACAGATTCTTGCCTTGAAAGAAGATGATACCTACAAGCCCATTCCAATCCGCTCTCTCTTTGTGGGGGATTTGGTGCTTCACGGACTTTCGCAGCCCGACAGAAACACTCTGTCTTTCTCGTTCAAGGCGAACTATTCCGACAAGTTGGTAGTGGTTACTCCGAATTTCAATCCTATCAATGACCTTGAGAACATTGATGTCCATATCGGAGATGGCTCATTCAGTTTGGCATTCAACCCAAGTTTCGATATATGATAGAGTTTGTCTGTTATGTGCTTTTGGTGGCACTTGCCGTAATGTTTTTACGGACACTGGCTATGAAGTGGGGGATTCTCGAATGGTTGCAGTTCAATGCGCCAAACGAGTTCTTCCACAAACTCTTTACTTGTGAGTTCTGCCAATCTTTCCATTTGGGAATGATTATATCCATTCTTCTTGCTATCTTTGTGGGGAAGTGGTATTTGATTTTTGTGCCAATATTCAGTTGTAACATAAGATGGTAGCCAAGGACATAAACGGACATAAGGTGATATTCTATGATAGTGTGGAGGACTTGCCCGTAACCCAATTTCATAGATATAGTAAGTATTTATTGGTAGAAGGAGGAATTGGGGACACTATTCAAGACATAGATAGACACATCACGAGAATCATTAACTTCTTGAATGACACCAAGAAGGCATACCAAGAAATTTTGAACCTGCGCCAATGCCTCTATGTGGTGGCAACGGAGCAGGATGTTCACAACAAAGCAACCCTTTGTTTGGTCAAGAGTGTGGACGGAAAGGATTGGACGGACTTCTCGGATAGTGGCTTGGATGAACTCTACAACCTCTTGAATGGGGCAACGCAGAGGGAACTTAATGAACTTGCTATGGAGGTTAGGAGCAGGATAGATGAAAACCTCCTCCAGTACTTCCCGAAGGTCTTTGAGGATTCCACACAGAAGAACTACATTGACCTCTTAAGGCAGAGGGCAGTTCTGCAAATAGGGGAGATAGTCAATGGTGACGATAACGAGGCGAAAATCCAAGGGGTCACCGAGAAGATATACCAAATGCAGAATCCCAAGGGATTCACTGGCGCAGAAAGCGAGGAAATCCGCTTCGATAAGCAGTTTGAGGATATGTGCCTATTGATGGCAAAGGAGTTCGGTGGTGGAATAAAGAAGTACACCACAATGGAGTTCTACACCGCCTTTGAACGGCTTACGAGGCAGTACAACGAAACCAAGAAAATAAGGAATAGGAGGAAATAAAAATGGATAATCCGATTAGGTTTAGTGACTTGTTCTCCACTGACTTGAATAGTGGATTGCAAGGGCTTATTGACAAAGTTGGCGAAGTGGAAACGGCTTTAATGAATATGTTAAAGCAAGTAAAAGCCGAAGCCAAATTAGCAGGAGATGCTTTGGCAGGGACAACAAGTTCCACAAAGGGTGGTAGGGATGCAACCTCGCAGTACGCAGCCGAGATAGAGAGGCTTCACGCAGAGAATAAAAAACTCGTCAAGAGCCTTGATTCCGTGCAGAAGCAGTTGAAGAATATGAAGGATGCCAAGAACAAGGATAAGAACGAAACAATCAATCTTTCCCAGTCTTATGAATCCCTCGCAGACCTCATCAAAGAAACTGGGGTCAATGTTGAAGAATTGCTCAAGTCCGACAGACAACTCTCTATCGCAAAGAAGAATGGAGAAACCGCTAACGGCTCTCTTGCAGGCTCGTATAACAAACTCTATGCCCAGTACAACCTTGTAAAGAATGTTCTCAACGCAATGGGCGAGGAGATGCGTAACCACGAGGCAGTAGGCAAGAAGTGGGAGGCGCAAGCCCTTTCTTTGATGAACACAATGAAGGGGATGCAGGAAGCCACTGGAAAACATACCCTTTCGGTTGGTGACTATACCAAGGCTTTCAATGGATTGAATATCGCTACCCAGCAGGTTCTGCGAGAAATGCCGACCTTGGCGAACTCTTGGTCGCAGTTCTTCATCGCAATTTCCAACAACGTGCCTATCTTCGTGGATAACCTCAAGAGAGTTCAGCAGGAAACTGGCTCTTGGCAGATGGCGATGAAGGGAGTGCTCACCTCCGTTTTCTCTTGGCAGACCGCCCTTCTTGTTGTCCTCACTATTCTTCCGAAAATCGCCAAGGCTATTCACGATAAGAAAAAGGCGCAGGAAGAAGAAGCGAAAGCGCAAGAAAAAGCAACAAAGGAAACGAAAAAAGCCGAAAAAGCATATCGTTCCCTTGCGAACATCTACACAGACATAAGCAAGAGTGCGAGTTC